TGCAGAGTTTGTTGAACTCGTAACGTAGCGCCCACTTTTCATGATGCCCGGTGTCAATTGCTTGTACATCCGACCATCAGAAAGAGTGAACACGCTCCGCGTCATGACGTGATGCGCGTTTCGTAAGAGACGGGAAAACACATGGTCTTCACCCGCTCCTGCTAGTCGCGCTCTTCGTTGGGCATCCATCTTGAAGAACGTTTCTGTTAACGAGAAATCGTAACCAGAAACGTCCGCCTCCGCTAACTCTCCGTTGTGAAGGCGCTCTACGCACTCGTCGTAAAGCTTCGCGATGTGGTCATCCTGTGCCAAACCCAGACCGGGTTTGGACGGAATGTGATCCCAATGGGCGATCTCGGCCTCGTTTTGATCCCCAAAAATGAGCATCTCTGCGAGGACGATGTGCAGGGGCACCATCGCGATGATGCGCCACCTGCCCTCACGTACCTTGTCGATGCCGTGAGGCTCTCCCTTCACGAAAACGCGAAGGGGGGCGCTGTAACCTAACCGCACGAGCTCAACCGGGTCTTCTGGCAATGCCTCCGGTTGCGCCCACGCGTTGATGGTTTCGATCACAGCTGTGATGACCAACTCGCCGTAGTTGTCCATCACCACTCCCTTGGTTGATCCCAGTGCGATCCAGGGGAGTCCTGGACCGGACGCTCTCTTCATCTGACTAAACAACTCCCGCACACTCTCACGACTAACCTCCACAACCCCGTTCCTAAAGTGCTTGGGAATCTGGGTCATCGGGTAGTAGCGGAGCGCGCTTTCAAGTCCTGCTTGGAGGCCTTCTTCGGAGCGTTGCTCGGGTTTGATGAAGCGGGCTGCTTGGTAGAGGAGGGAGGAGAGCTCTGCTTGGGGTCCTGTGTCGGGGTAAGCAAACTGGAGAGTTTGCTCTGCGATGTCGACACAAGCTTGTCCCTCAAGCTCTGATTTTCCCTCTCTAAGCGCGCCAGAGCTGAGAGTGTGTCGGAGGCCGGCAATGCCCGAGGCTTCAGCTCGTCTCTCGGCTGAGCGGGTGCCTTGGGTGGATCCGACATGTTGGAGTCCAACGCCATCTTCGTGTCTTTCTCCTTCGTAGAAGGAGTAGTCGACGATGTCAAGGACGACGGGCCTTTTATATCAGCCGCCTCTGGTTGAGCGATGCCTCTTGAAAGGGCTTCAGCGACCAGATCCGTCGCCGCCGGAACAGAAGCGCCTTCAAGGCGCTTCCGCTTCCAGCTGCGAAAAAGCTCAGTGGTCTCTCGATCCAACAGTTCCG